CAGGTTCACAGCCTGGGTTAAAAGCACTGGTTGAGCATATCGACATGATCCGCCGCTTTCAGTCCAATGAGGGGCTGACCCTTATGGATGCAGAGGATAAATTTGATACGCATCAGTACAGTTTCGCCGGGTTGTCTGACATGCTGCTACAGTTCGGGCAGCAGCTTTCCGGTGCATTGCAAATCCCACTGGTGCGATTGTTTGGCCAGTCTCCTGCCGGTCTGAATGCCACGGGTGAGTCTGACCTGGTAAATTATTATGACAATATCGCGACCCAGCAGGACAGGAAATTACGCCGGGGTGTGGGACTTGTCTATGATGTTCTGTGGCGCTCAGTTTTTTCAACGCCTATCCCTGACGGGTTTGGTTTTGAATTTACGCCGTTGTGGCAACTTTCGGATGTGGAAAAAGGTACGCTGGCAAATCAGTTAACAACCTCTGTGACCGATGCGTATGAGTCTGGTCTGGTGAGTAAAGCGACTGCCCTGAAAGAACTGCGTCAGTCCAGTAAGGTGACCGGACTGTGGTCAAATATTACCAACGATGATATTGAGGCGGCGCAAGATGACGATCCCCCACCTTCTGAGAACCAGAACAGCGGATGGCCGACAGAAGTCTAAAGTCGCGCTGAAATCACGAAAGTCAGAAGCACAGTACGCCAGACAGTTGCGAAAAATTGCACAGCATGTTGGTGATATTATCAATGGATTTCCTGCTGGCGATCCCTCCTCCGTTACCCCGATAGACTACGCCCTTCAACAGTATGCTGACTTGATTACCCCGTGGGCCAGACAGGTCGCGTCAACCATGATAGAGGACGTGAATCTGCGTGATAAATCCATGTGGGCGGATATTTCAAAGCAGCTTTCCGCTGGGCTTCGCCGGGAATTGCAAAATACCACGGTTGGCGATCTGACTTCGGCACTTCTGTCTGAGCAGGTGACGCTCATTCGCAGTATTCCCCTGGAAGCCGCTCAACGGGTACATGAACTGACGCTGACGGGGTTAACCGACAGCACCCGTGCCAGTGAGATAGCCAGAGAAATACGGCGTTCAGGGCAGGTCTCTGCCAGTAGAGCGAACCTTATCGCACGGACAGAAGTTTCCAGGACTGCCTCTGCATTAACGGAAGCACGCGCCCGGTATGTCGGGTCAGAAGGGTATATCTGGCGCATTGTTGGCGATAAAGATACCCGTGATTCACATTACAAAATGCGCAATAAATTTGTTTACTGGGATAAACCGCCAACGCTGGATAACCTCACCGGCCATGCAGGATGCTTACCTAACTGTCGGTGTTATCCAGAGCCGGTCTTACCTGAATAGCAATCATCGGTGACTGAATGAAATACTATTTCCACACACAGCTGGGTGAAACCCGCTTTATCTCGTCAGATGGAGGTCTGTTGTGCAAAGACGTTCCCATCGCACGCACCGGAACGCAACTCTACGGTGCAGAAGAACTCCCCGAATTGAAAGCGAATGGTGCAGGTGAAATTCGGGTTGAGCGTCCTGAAGAAGAAGTCTTCCGGCCTGAAACCATCGCCAGTTTTGAGGGGATGAGCATCACATTGTTCCATCCGGACGGAGAATTTGTTAATCCGGATAACTGGTCAGAACTGGCTAAGGGTCACGTCCAGAACGTCAGAAGAGGTAACGGGGGAGATAGCGACCTGCTTATTGCTGACTTAATGGTGAAAGATCAGGCGGCTATATCGGCCATCGATGATGGGCTGCGTGAAATTTCATGTGGGTACGATGCGAAATATGAACAGATTGAACCTGGGCGCGGGGTACAGCGCAATATTGTTGGTAATCATGTCGCCCTGGTCGATAAAGCCAGAGGGGGATTTCGTCTAAAAATAGGAGACAGAAAGATGGCAAAGAAAAGCTGGCTTGATCGTGTACGCCAGGCATTTAAAACGCGGGATGAAGATCTGCTGGAAGAAGCCCTGGACGAAGCGCCGGGAGAAGAAGCTGGAGGGGCGGCTAATCGGCTGGAGATTGTGTTGAAAAACGGCGGTGAGGCAGCAGAGGGCGCTCCTGAAAATAAACCGAAAGAGGCAACGCTGGATGACAACACCGATGTGAATGCCCGTCTCGACAGGCTGGAAGCCCTCATTACCAGGCTGGTCGAAGGTAAAACAGCGGACGACTTGCTTCAACAAGCCCCGGAGAATTTCAATGACGATGAACCGGAGGAGGAGCTTCCCGGACAGATGACTGGCGATGCAGCTTACTCCCCTGCACGCGGTCAGGACATCATGGCGCGTGCTGAAATATTGTCACCGGGTATCAAATTACCGACCACAGACAGTATGAAAACAAAAGGCACTCTGGCTAAGTTTAAGCGCCGGGCGCTGGATTCTGCCTGGCAGACTGAGCGGGGAAAAGCAGCAATAGAACCGTTCCTTGCCGGAAAGAAAGCAGAGTTCAAAACGTTGTCGGCCAGCACGATTGATGCTGCCTTTTATGGTGCCAGTGAAATCATAAAAGCACGAAACAATCAGTCTGTGGGTGCGCTGGCACAGAAAACAATGGATTTCGGACGGGCGGTAACCCCTGCGGATATTAACAAAGCGAATGCGGCTTACTGGGCTGAACGCGCTGGAAAATAAGAGGAAAAAATAATGAACAACGCCTTCTTGTATCGGATGCCTGGCGGTATTCCTGGTGATAATTCCCGTCCTTCAGTCGCCACAATTGAGTCGGTCGTGCTGGATGCCAGTAATCCATTTCCAGTGTATGGCGTCCCAGGAAAAATTGTGGGCGGCAAATTTGTGCCTCTGGCCGAAGGTGATGAAGCATCCGTTATCTACGGCATGCTGATACGGGCGTTTCCTGCTCTGGGTAGCGAAATGACTAACCTGATGGGGCCGCGTAACAGTGTGGGGGATGTGATGCGCCGGGGGTATACCACGGTGAAACTGAATGCCGGTACTTCGGCGCTTGGCGGGGCTGTTTATGTGCGTGTAGGTGCGGCCAGTGCAGGTAAACCGGTCGGCGGTATCGAAGCCGCCGCCGATGGCACCAATACTGTAGTGCTGCCAGGGGCCACCTTTATGTCAGCGGCTGATGCTGACGGCAATGTCGAAATCGCCTACAACATTTAAGTAAGGAAAAAACAACAATGATCACATTTGACAGTCGAACAGTCGACAGTGCCGGTGCATTCCTGGTTGGGGAGTTAGAGCGTCTTGATCAGGAGTTACATGCACCGCTGGCCGTGGTCACCTGGTCACGCGATATCGACCTGCGTGAAGACGTTTCCATTGCCGATGAGGTATCAAGCTTTACCAACTCAACCTTTGCAGCAGCGGGGGGAAACTCACCGAACGGTAAGGCATGGATTGGTAAGGATGCTACCGCTATCACCGGGCTGGCGCTGGATATTGTTAAAACACCTAACCCGCTTACCCTGTGGGGTATGCAGCTGGGGTGGACGCTACCAGAACTGGAATCGGCCCAGCGCTTAGGCCGCCCGGCAGATCAGCAGAAATATGAAGGGATGCAACTGAAATACCAGATGGACATCGATGAGCAGGTGTACATCGGTGACGACAGTCTGGGTATTACCGGGCTTATCAACAACGGTAAAGTGCAGACCACCAACGTTCCGGCAGGGGCGGCAGGCGATCCAAGCTGGTCGAAGAAGACCCCGGATGAAATCCTGGCTGATGTGAATCTGGTTATCAATAACGCCTGGAAGTCATCGGCTTACGCTATTTGCCCTGACCGTCTGTTATTACCACCGATTCAGTTCGCCTATCTGGTGAGCAAAAAAGTCAGTGAAGCCGGGAATCTGAGCGTATTGCAGTTCCTGAAGGATAATTCCCTGTCCAACAGCATTAACGGTAAGCCTCTGGATATTCAGCCCCTGAAATGGCTGACAGGCCGTGGCGCAGGCGGGAAAGATCGCATGATGTCCTATACTAAAGATCGTAAGCGGGTGCGTTTCCCGCTGGTTCCACTGCAACGTACCCCACTGGAATACCGCGATTTGCGACAGTTAACCACCTACTTTGGTCGGCTGGGTGCTGTGGAGTTCGTGTATTCAGAAACCGCTGCATATGCTGATGGTATTTAACACAACCTATAACGCCCTGCGGGGCGTTTACTGTTTTTGGGGAAATCATGCCAAAGATTAATGTCGTAAAACCGTTCACCCTGTCTCTTTCAGCAACTGAGTCCATTGATTTTTTACCCGGCACACAAAAGGTCAGTGCTGAAATCGCCAGCCACTGGTTTGTGCAGGCGCATTGTGAAAAGAACCCGGACAGTGATGATG